CTTTTTTATGAAAATGCACATGGTCATCTGTTTTGTCTTTCACAGCAAACTCTATGGTGACATATTGTTTGTCAGCAAAATACACCCATCCCTCTAACTTTTCTTTTTCCCATACAACATAGTCATCAACTTTGGGAATGTATTTGTGAGACATTTCTTTCCACATCTCATTAGTCATTACCAAACCCTCGTAAGTTGTCTAACATCAGTGACACCATACAAAGACTTACATCTTTGCTCTGCATCTTGTCTTAAGTTTGAGGGGCACATAAATTCTACTTTAGTCAGACGATTTGACTCCAGTAAGATATATGCAGACCATTTTACTTCTTTCATACAAATGCTGCCATCAATGGGTTTAAGTTTAGAGGCATTGCTGTGTAAGGACGGGTGTTAGCAACCTCTACTTTATCTCCGCACTTGGAGGAGTTAATAGGGGCGTAATAGCATCCCTTTTTGTTGTCGTAGAACCCCCAGATAGTACGAACAACATCGCTGCTGTAAGAATAATCATAGTGGTGGCGCAACCAAATGGAAACCATATTGCGCTTGAAAGAGTAAACTTCATAACTGTAACCTTTTGGGGGTTTGTGTGGGAAATCACAGGGTAATTCGATCAAGTTGTGAACTCCTCCACTACACCTGATTTATGAGTACCAGCAAGTTCAAATACACGAGACTTGATAATATTCTCTCGCAGATTTGAATAAAATTGTTCATTGAAATCACCGCTATCTTGTGCAGTAATTAGATCAAAACATTCATCATCATCTTGTGCGATCACATTCCAAATTCCACCATATTCGGATGAAGGAAATGGAACATAATGGTCCACAACATAAAGAAACTTGTCAGTCATTGTCCTCGTCAGATGTCCTCTCAATTTTAGTGTAAAGATTAGTTCCTGTCAAATTAGCTAATTGGCGTTCCAATTCATACCTAACAGGGGAAAGATGATTGTAAATGTAATCTTTCCATTGATTATCCTCCAACAGACTAACAATGTTGTCAATCTGTTGGAGTGCTGCTAGCAACTTGAATTTATCGTCCATCATTACAGAAGAACTCCGCGATGTAATAGTCTACGGTAATTTCCAACTCTGCTGCTTCCTTCTCACATTGTGCGATGAAGTCATCAATCATGTGTTCAGTTTGCATTTCAATCCGCTCGTCGTTGTAGTCAATCATCAGGCAGGAATCTCCACTTTTTCAGGGTTGTTGTCATTGAACTGGTTCATCATCATGCAAACCCACTTGTTATTTACAGTCCAAACATATGCATACTCTTCATTGTTTTCTTTTTTCAGAAAATCGAAGATGTTATCATCATAGCGAGGAGGGCAATCTTCACCACGCAGAGAATAATACTCGGGAGCATATTCACCTTCAGGAAGTTGCTTACCCCAGAGAGAATCAGACCAGCAACTTGACATATCACCACCGTCAATTAGTTCGGTTGCTTTCTCCTTGCTGTTGTATTGCTCAACAAGAGTCTTACCCAACCATTCAGGATAACCATCCCAGTGATGGTAAACAGACAGAACAGAATCGTCTTTGAGTTGAATACCGATGCGAGAGCGAGTTCCCATTGAATTGATGTTGCTTACACTATAGAGACACTTTAGAGGTGAGGTATATTTTAGCCTCCATCAACTTGACATCCAACCATCGCACCGCCGACAATACCTAGAGGAATTGCCCAAAATCTACCATCACCACGCGATGCAGCAGCACCAGCACCACCGCCAAGAATACCACCTAAAATAGATCCTTCAACACAGGAATTATCATCGGTGTTAGGATTATGTGTGGGTTGACGATGATCCAAAGGACCATGATTTGGTCTGCTGTGGTTACATGCTACCTTGCGTCGGTCGTGCTTAATATATCCACCAACATATTGTCCGTAACTATTATAATATCCAGGCACATATTCCTCTACATTCTCATAACAATGATTCTCACGATAGATTCTAGGTCCACCTGCATAAACAGGTGCTGCAATGAATAGTGATGAGAGCAGGATTGCAGGGAGTTTCATGTCATTGAATTGCATACATCTATATTTACATAAAAAAGGGTGCTAGTCAAGCACCCGTGTGACTATTCTTCAAGTGGTCCACCAGTTCGCCATGCCAATGGTTTATCATTCTTCATCTTTTCTACCAAATATGCTGCATATTCTTCCATTCTATCAGGGTGAATTGCACGAATATCATATTCCTCTACCGCAATCTTCATGGATTCAATGTCTTGATCCTTAATTTTGTGTTGTTTGGGTAGAGTCATCGGCAATCTCCTGAATGTAGGAACATTTTAACATGTCTTGTCACCACTATCTATGGATTTAACATTTTCTTTGGGATCGCTTGAGAAATCTTCAGGATACCAAGTCCCAAACTTCTCAGGTGCATACCAAAAATCCTCCCAATCTTGAGAGGTGGCTTCACTGATGTTGCTCATGTTGTTGTTCCTCTTGTTTGATGCGTTTCCTTACCATTTTAGCAAATCTTACATCCTCTACAGTATACCATTCAGGATGTTTCTTTGCACGTTTGATGATTTTCTTCGCTGCCTTCTTGTCTGATAGATCCTTCACGATCTTGTCTTAATATATTGTTAATATTATTTATAATTTGCCACCAACTACACCACTATTAATCACTCTACTATTCTCACCCCATCCTTCTTGCCTACCTTTGAGATAGAATCGTGTCATACTGATGCACAACTCTTTATCCGCAGCAGTGACAAGTTCTTCACCATCTTTCAATACACTAATCCACATTTTGACTCTATTTTCATAGATACTAAAACATTCATCATACCAGACGTAATCACTCATCTTTATCTTTGTTGAATCCAAATGGTCCTTCTTTCTCCTCTAGTGCTAACTTAAGAGCAACACCACCGACTGCTTCCATAACTTTAAGGATGTCCTCTGCTTTAGCATCTTCACCAAGTTCTTTGGCAACATACCAATACTTAGGCCAAAATGTTTCACCTGCCTTTTGATAATCCTCTAGTGTAAGTATTTTCATTTACCTACTCCATAGTCAGGTGCTTCTGCCTCAAGTTCACTAATCTTTTTAATATCAGGATGGGGAGCATACAATGGACCTTCATAGTTATGAGGTCTTTTAATTTTACTCTCGACAGATGTCTTGTGTAGTTGTTTCAGTGCTTCAACAACTTCTGGAGTTTCTTCCCACTCCCAAGTCTCTCCACCTCTGCCAGTAAATGTTCTCTTAGTCATTTAAGTGCTCCTTTCTACTATCAAGATAACGGATAATTTCTGCACGCCATTCCATCAACTCATGAAAGCATTCTTGCTCGTGTGCATATACACGGAGTTCAGGATCTGGTTTCAGCACACTATCATAAAAAATGAAAAATGCTTCTCTACGTTTTTGGTCTTTGTCATCTGTCATTGAATAATCTCCCAGTGAGTGTCCTCATTGTTTTCATCCATCCAAAAAAAGTAACGACCAGAAATAGATGCTAGAAACACCTTACCATTCTTACGTTGTTCAACTTTACATGAATGAAGGTTGTCCATCATATTGGCAAAGCGATTCTTTGCCTTTGAAGTCTTTGGTTTGACGCAAAGAAATTCTGTTTTCATAGAGTTCATAGTTTGATCAACCTTCACAAAGGTATTATAAAGGGTTTTGGAATAGGTGTCAAGTGGTGTAAAGATTGTAAAGGATTTCCTCCATCTTTTCTGCTTCAATCTCCCATGGTTGGTCACTATAATCTGTATCAGAGTGGTCAATACCTTTCCAAAGGGTCTTACCACGCATCTCTTTTAGATTACCCGTGACATGTTGATAAACGTGCCAGAGTTCGTGCAAAAGAGTTCTAGTATATAGTTCCACATCCATGCGGTTGTGTAACTCAATCTCAAATTCACGAGGTCTAGATCCACTTTCAGCGGAACACCAACCGAACACACCTTCACGCAATAATCCACGATTATTGATTGTGATGTCCAGTTTATGTCTGGGAAGGTATTTACTAATGAACCATGCTACGACCCCCTCACAGTGCCTCACACGGGCATTGTGACCGGTAATTTCAAGACATAGCATGGATAGCAACCTCAGTGACTCTTGTACCCCATTGCATCATCCACATGAATGTGCCAATGAAGATTAGTTTCTCAAAAGTGGACATGTGTTCAGTGTCTACACTAGAGAAACGCTTTAGAGGTGAGGTATATTTTTACTTACTTAATTGTTTATGGTTTGGTAGGCCAAGTTGGATTTGATGGATCACTGGTATTAGCAGGCAAATCGCGCAGTGCTTGACGATATGTTCTCATATCATCTGACATTGTAACGTCAGCAAGAGCAGCATAATCTGTGTCTGCAAGCAATTGATTACGGGTGTCGCGAAGTTCATTCCAAGGAATTTGAGCTTCAATTTCTTTTGCTCTGGTAATAACAGCATCGCGATCAAATACTACAGGGGTTTCCTCAATAGCACTTGTAACAACAAAGTCATCATAAGTATTTCCTGTTATTTGAAAACCTTTACCATTACCAAGTTCTATAATTGCATCAGCGAGTGATTGTTGGATCATGAGGCTAACTCCAAGAAAGTAATTGTAGATACGGTTGTACAGTGTCGTGCCGCCGTTTGAGCTCCAAAGTTTAAGTTTAAGGTATTAGAACCTTCGCAATTAATATGATGTTCATAAGTGATTAAATCACCAGCACTATGTCCAGGACTATCTATAAAACTATAACATACTCGGATACCTTGGGTTCCAATGTTTTCTCTGAAGTTTGGAATCATACCTGAACTTGAGCTGCCTTGTAAACTGGGGTTTACAAGAATTTCAGATGCAGCACCACCACCAATTTTTCTGAATAGTTTCCATGACAAGTCAGATGATGTTGTGCTTTGAGTTATTGACCAACTAAAAGTTACTAGAATTGGACCAGTTCCTACTGTAGTATATGAAGCATCCATCTCAGCAAATCTTGCAAAACT